AATAAGTTCTGGTATTACCAGCAAACTCTAGCTTGTCACCAACATTCAATCTGGTAAATGCTGTACCAACACCGTTTAGTGCGGATGTACCAGCAGTACCATTAACAGTACCTGACATGGTGATATTGGCAGCGGTGTCTAGTGTTAGTAATAGTTCCGTTTTCTGAGTTGATGATAGTGAACCTGTTCCGTATGGAAGAGTTTCGTATGTGCTACCATCAGAATAAGTGAATGTACCATTAGCTGCAATTGGAGAAATGGTAGCAGTCTTGTTGAAATAGAATGTGGTTGCATTAACAGCGGAGTCATCAATGTCTCTAACACTCTTAACATATTCGTCACCAACATAGTAAAGCATCTGAGAATTGTTGACATCAGTTAGAACGGCGCTACCAGATTCCAATACAACGTCTGCATAACCATCAGCGGCGGGACTGTCATAGTAAACGCTTCTTACATTGGAGAAGCTATTGCTTCCCAACATATTAATGTCCATTAGGAATAGATTGTATTGTCCGCTATAACCAGGAATACCAGTTGAGTATTCGATAGATGCTACGTTAGCAGTACCGATAACCTTACCGGTTGGTGTGGTGGCACCTGACCATAGATTGTTAGCAATACGATCCTGAACTGTATCATATAGCTTGATAGGTGCACCCTTGTCTAGTGTCCATGAGCCAACAAAGTCATTGACTGTGACATATGAACCTAGTGTAGCGGAAGCAATCTGTTCTCTATATTCGGAAGTAGCAAGACCTTTTTCGATCTGTAGTTCTGCGGTATCAAGATTGTTGATTTCATAACCTTGAACATAACCAAGACCAGCAGATACGCCGACGAATAGTAGACTGTTATTACCATTGGCATAACGACCAAAGTTAGAACCTGTATCATCATGCTCTCTAAGCTGAACATCTAGACCACGGACAACATAGTCACCAGACTGGTCATATAGACGCTTGGCCATTTCATCTTGAATGATGTTATACTGTGAACGTTCAAAGTATGACTTAACAACACCATTCTCAATGCTAAACAATTCTACGAAGTCAGGAGCACCGATTGGATCATCATATGTTCTAACAGTTAGAGTTGGTGTTAGCTTTAGACGATCAGCACCAGGTGCGGCATAGTTAGATGCCTCTAGAGCAGGATCAAGTAGTGAGGTGTCCTGTGAGGCCTTCATCAATCTTAAATCTTGAACCAAAGCCTGTAGCACCAGTGTCAAGGACAACTAGTGTCTTAGTTACACCATTAACATTAGCGGATAGTGTTTCACCAGAGGTAAAGATTTTCTGAATGTTATTTGAACTTGATGTGGTCTTATACTTAACGTATAGTGTCTTGGTGTTTGAACTTGACTGTGAACCAGATAGAACATCAACAACCGCAGCGGTAATGTTTGATGTAGCGCCGATAACATCAACACCACTAAAGTCACTGATGGTAACGCTGGTGTTAGATGCGTCAAAGTCTTTAACCTTAACGTAACGAATGCCTGAACCTGTATTTGCACCACCATGTGTCTCAAGGGTAAACCCACCTGGGATGACAATAGAACCTTCTTTAAATACGTGCTTGCCGAAACGATTGATCTGTTCCTGAAGGGTAGACTGAATTTGTGTTAGTTCACGAGCCTGAACCGCATAGCCTGGCTTGAATAAGATTCTATAATAGTTACTGTCAATTGTATAGTCGTCATAGTAAGGTGTAACATTGAAGTCAGTTGTCAACGAATTGTTGGCCTTATTATAAGTCATTTTTATGTTTTCCCTTTAGAAATTCAGAACAATTTTGTAATCTTCGGCTTGATCATCTGCTCGTTCAATAGCAGTCATGTTATCTGTATATAGTAAATTTCCTGAACGAGGTTTAAGAGTTGGATTGGTAATAGCAGCAACGAAGCGGGCTGCGGTTGTATTAGCACCAATCAACAAGTCTTTAGTTGGTGTTCCGTTTGTGTTTGATAGCTTGATGACGTTATTACCTGAATCCCATTCTACCACGTATCCAGTAAAGAATGATGATTGCAATGAAGAACCCTGGTATACCCATTCATCCTCAACATACTCAACAGAGGTACCATTGAGTGATAGAACGGTCAACTGTGATACCGCTGGTGCGGATGATACGGTTGTTGTACCATATAGTTGCGGATCTTCAATAAGTGATATCTGTCTATAGTCGTTATGTGTGGTTAGAACACCACCTTCAGTATCTCTGATTTGAATGTTGGTGATAAGATAGCTTCCACCCAATTCGGTTAATGGATCAGAACAATGTCCACCCTGAGGACTGATAATTGCTCTGGCGGTAGCACCGCTGCCGTAAGATGATGAGATGGCTACGTTAGCAAAAGTATAGCCATAACCTAGATTATCGACAACAATTGATTGCACCGTATTAGAAGCTGTATTTAGAACAGCAAAAGCATTAGCATATAGACCATCACCTGTGATAGAAACGGCAACGTCATTGGCTGAATAGTTAGAACCACCGTCTGTTACCTTGATAACGTGAATAGCACCATCAATAGCGTTCTCTTGTACCAACCATTGCTGGCTGTTATCATTCTCGGTAATAGTTCTAACAGGAATGAATGACTGTGTTAAGAAGCGTAGCTTTTCTTCTGCACTCAAGGTATATACGTATTTCCAGATATAACCATCGGCGGTCTGGAAGTGAGTGGTTGTAACTAGAATGTTTGGCATAACTGTAGAAGCGGCGCCATTGTTATTTGATAGGCACTTGAATACGTTATGCTCTGAGGTGATAACATAAAAGTTATAGTTCGAATCGTGTAGTTCTAGAGAATCAATTAGATCGTCATATTCATCATAGACAACACCAGATACCCAGTTAATACGAGGTATGGCATGTCTAATATTGTTGCCAGTAATTCTCTTGGCACCAATCATATTCTTCCAAATGTCATTGTTGTTTTTGGTCGAGGTGTTTGCTTGTGGTGGAGCAGCATCGTTTGCCCAAGCACCTGCCCTACCAAAAGTTAGGTAGACGTTTGATGATGATGGTTCTGATACGGATTCTTTGACCTGCTTGGCAACAAAGATATCAAGGTTTTTAGAACGTGATGACGACAAAGGTTGATCCTTCTCTAATTATCTATTATTTATATGGCGAAACCAAAGCCATACCTTCCATAATTGAACCTGAAACAATACCCAATCCAGAGTGAGCAACCGCATTGATGGTGTCTTTATGACGAATTACCGCACCAGTTACCTCATTTACGGTGTTAGGTATAAACACTTGTGATCCATATACTGCCGCTGAATTGACGATACTATCGTTGGCTGTGTAATGTATATTATATGTGTTGGTGCTATAAATGTCTCTGACCATATAGATTCCGTTTGCTAGGTCTGTAGCGGTAGCAAAGAACTCTACATGGACATTATCATTGGCTGAATAACCACTGGATGATTTAAGTGTGGTGAATACAATGTTTGAATAGTTGTTTGTCTGATACCATACACGGACAGTGCTGTTACCAGTGGCTGGCTTAGCCACATTGAAGCTGAATGTATTGGTACCAGTCTTAACTGGGTTATAGACACCATTGACTGTGTTAGCCTGGTCACCGTTAGTGAAGGCAATATAAACTGAATTGCTGTTAGCGAACGGATGATTGACAATGATAATCTTAGACTTCTTCTGATATACACGAGCAGTTGAGCCACTAAAGAGAACATTGGCAGCAGAAACATTGAATGAGTTAGCATCCTGTACCGATGTTACGGTGTAATATCCGTTATCTGTATTGGCTGTGTCACCACCGAGTAGAAGAATGTAAGCCTGATCACCTACGCTAAAGCCATGGTTTTCGGCAGATACGATGACCTTCTTGCTGATTAGATTAGCAACACCAGCGCCATCATCTGCGGTTGTCATATCAGGATGTAGGACATTAAAGGTGTTGGCATTCTTAACCGAACGTACCTGATAGTAACCATTGGCTAGAGAAACGTCAGTGGTCTGGAACTGGATATAGACATTCTCGTTAACCGATGGTCTGCTATAAGGCAGTGTAAGCATAACATCTGGATTATAGATGCGAACATTACCTACGTTACCTGTTACAGTTTCGGTTAGTGGGTTATTAACAGTAAAGTGTGTTAGATTAGATGATACAACGGTATAGTTTGTATTACCTAGATTGGCCCATGCGTTTGTCTGGAAGTGCATGAATACATAATCGTTCTCGGCAAATGGGTGATTATAGTAAGCGATAACGATTGTGTTATTCTGTGCAGCATAACTTGCCAAATGATTTGATGTATTGACGCTAAATGAACCGGCGACAAATTCCGCATTGGCTGTACCAGTTACCACATTAGGTTCAAATACACCAGGTGTATAGCCCTGCACCTGATACATTGTCTTGAATGGTAGAACCACTGGTTGAGTATTAGCCAGTGAAATTTGAATATTGGTATTTGTTAGTGTTTCATTATCGAATGTGAGGTCATACTCACCAAATAGCTTGGTGCCGGCTGGATGTGTTAGATCCTTAATGGCAGTTCTATACTTATTGATGGTTTCATCAACCCTAACAACGTATGAGAACTCTTGATAGTAATCTCTATCTTCTAGGAAGTTATAGCCAGACAAATGACCGTCATCGTTGATATAACGACCTGGATAGGAGAACGCACCTGTAACAACCGATAGTGTAGCGTTAGCTGTTCCGTCGCCTAGTGTGTCTAGTCTTAGAGTTGGATTATCTGTATAGCCGTAACCACCACTAATGACGGTCATTGCCTGAATAGTACCAATGTTAGAAACAGACTGAATAATTTCTTCGTTCTTACCGATAACGGCTGTGACCATAACGTTAGCACCAGAACCTGTTCCTGATACGACATTGGCGAATGGTAGATTTAATGAATCATATCCAGAACCACCGATGATCTGACCAGGCATTTGCTCAAAGCGAACCTCGGTGATCATACCATTGGCTGCTACGTTGGTGACGTTAGCAATAGCACCAGAACCAGAAGAACCTTGTGGGTTGATAAACTCAATAGTATCACCAGCGGTATAACCTAGGCCACCAGAAACAATCTGCATCTTACCAAGAATACCCATCTTGGTGATGGTAGAGTTGGCTGAGATAGCGATGGTGATTGGTGGAATGTAATTATTACCACCATTTGTGATTGATAGAGAGTATGCTGGTCCGCAGTTAGCATAGACAAAGTATGACATAGAATTGGCGAAGCCAGCGGCGTCATTAGCTGGGTCGATAATAGATGATTTTAGATTTGAATATGTGGCATTACCGATAGCTGTATTAGCTTCAAGATTAATAGTTGACCACATAACATTGTATGAATTTGGATGATAGAATCCGGAATCATCAACGTCGGCTACTAGACCAGCAGCACCAGAACCAGAGCCGAAGATCAATAGAGGATCATCAACTTTAAAGCCAGCACCACCTTTAACGATACCAGCGGCCTGAATAGTTCCTTTAGAAACGGTTGAAATGATAATCTGAGCACCAGAACCTGTGTTACTGGTGATAGGTACTGTGGTGCCTTCTGTATAGCCTTGACCACCAGCAACAATCTGTACCGCTGTAATAATACCAGAGAATAGGTTAGCCGTTAGATACTTATCTTCACCTTCTTCGGTAAAGAATGTTGTGATTTCTTCGGCGTTCAAGAACTCTTTATAGAGGCTTGATAGCTTCAATTCATAGATTAGCTGACCCTTATCAAAGTAAGTGTCGACCTTTTCTACAATAGCCGTGGCGTTTGATGTTAGACCTTTGATGGAGGTATTAGCAAAGTTAACGGCAGCTATACTATTTGATACGTTATTGACCTTGACATCTCTTACTCTAAGAGACTTCTCAATAAACCACTTACCATCAGAGGCACGTAGAATGTCCTGCTTTGGATAATAGAAAGAGGCCTCTTTGTTGAGCAATGCCTGAATAATAAAACGAGCAGACTTTTCTGAACCAGAAGAAAGATAAAACTCTCTGGCGTGTTTAAGTATGTTTACTCTATCAGCTAGAACCTTATCAGGAATATAAGCGATGAAACTATCATACATCTTTTGAAGGAATGAAAGATAGTCGTAATCGTCTCTGATGTTACTGTCATTGGTATGTTCATCTAGAACGTGTTCATATAGCTGATCAATGTCCAGGTTACGAAGCATGTTCTTGGAAAGGTAAAGTGTTTCACCTTCCTGCTCCATTTGCTTATAGTAGTATTCTAGAAATTTGATAAACGTTTCATGTTCTTCTCTGACAAAGGCAGGAAGCTGTCCAGAAATAAGTAATGATGTTTTGTTATTTGATGCTGATTGAGTCATTAAATTACTTTTCTGCTACTATTTCTAACTGGACAGTCTGAACGTTGTTTTCGTCCATGGTCAATATTCTGTTTCTCAAAGGTATGATGATTTCAGAACCAGAAACGACATTGAATGTGAGAACATCGGTATCATAGTAATCGTTAGCCACAATGGCGCTAGGCTGAATGGCGTTAATGACGATCAATCCTGTGTCATAGTCAATAGTACCAGCGTCGGAACTAACAATGTTCTTATTACCTAAATCATCATAGTAATATGTTCTTAGTGTTCCGTTTCTGGCTTCCAGAACGGCCTTAGCTGTAGCTTCTACACCACCATCTGGATCGGTGATGGTGACAATAGCACGAGAGTAATTGATACCCTTATTTGTAACGGTGATTGAGTTTACCTTGCCATTAACGATTGTAGCCTCGGCAGTGGCACCAGTACCGTCACCTGTGATAGTGACATAGGTTGATGTTGTGTAATCTCTACCTGGTGTAATCAACTCAATGGAGTCAACACCTGTGAATGAATTTGGTACTTCTTCATAGAATACGTTACGAGAGATAAGGCTGCTATCTAGAACGGTAATCTGTGGGAAAGAGTATAGCTTATCGGTAAATGTACCTCTTTCAATAGTGGTCTTAAAGTCGTAATAATATTTTCTTTGCTGGGCCTTATCGATCTTCTGACGGCTCTGTAGATAAATTCTAAGATCAGAACCAGTGATTGAACTGTCGGCCTTTTCAATATATGACTGTAGCTTTGACTTCTTAAAGGTTGAACGATAGGTATTCAACTCGGCATCCGCATAGTCATAGGCGGCCTGCTTAACGAGATTCAATATTTCCGTTGATGCCTTAGTGGTCAATGATGGGTTGTAATAGACCTTACCACGAACAGTCACGAAGATATATTCTGGGTCAACGATTACTGGTGTAACCGTGATGACGTTTCTTTCAGCGACCAGATTATTCTTGATATTCTCTTTTTCAAGGTTTGTTAGTGTATAATAACCTTTAGTCTTAAGAGAGATATAAACTTTTCCGTAAACTGGTGGGTCGTTCTCCTCACCACCCCAGATAGAAACGGCGTCAATATTTGGATAGTCTTTAGTGATTAGTGTTTCATAATCACGGACTGTAACGCAGCGGTTCTGGGCTGTATAATACTGTGGGGCTCTTAGTCTGATACGGTCAATATCTTCCTTATCTGAACCACCTGATGAACTCTCTACAGTGGTAACTCTAACATTACCAGTAAAAGCTGAGGCGATTGGTTCGATAAAGTTAAACTTAGATACGGCATTACCATCTGTGCCTTGTGTATCAACATAAGTGGCAATAACGATATTACCGACCTTTGGACGATAACCAAGAACATTGTCACCAAACTGAATGGTATAGTTTAGGTTCTCGTTTTCTTCCACAAAGTAGATACGGCTATTGGCTGTAACCTCGGTGATATCAGTAGAAAGAATATATTCTTCTGTATATGAGTTAGCTGATGATTCCTGCACCGTGACGGTTAGAGTATGTGTATCGATATTGGCTGATGGTAATTCGAAACGAGCGGTCTTATTATTAGCAGACATAGAAAACTGCTGGGTGATTACCTCACCTTGAATGATACGGACATTTGGTAGATAGTATGAACCGTTTGACTTATGTGCGGTATTAGCATTGACTGTGACGAATGGATAGTTGGTGCCTTCAATATCAGCACCAAGTAGTCTGGTATACTTGTCAATGGTGATATAGTCGATTGTCTGGCTTTCCGTTGATGTTGGTGTAATGCGAACATTCACCTTGGCAGCGGCAGCATGTTTAGAGGTTGGCACATAGTTGATCAACTTGGCCTGTGATAGAATATTCTGACGAACCTGTGCGGTGTCAAGGAATGCCTCGTTAGCCACCATATTCAGATAGTATGAATTGTAATAGGTGTTATAAGCCAAAATGTCCAATAGAACAGAAAGACCAGAACCCTCAAAGTTATAGTCGGTGAACTCTGACTGGCTATTAAGATAGGTCTTTAGATTGTTTCTGATAGAGTTAAAGTCTAACTCCGAAACTCTGAGGGTTGTATTTGCTCTTGACATTGCTTTTAACGAATCCTCTCAAGGAATAGATTGAAGGTAGCAGGTGTTTCTGTATTGACCACGATATATTGGACTTCTACACCAAAGCCATTGTTATCATAATCGACCGTAACTGTAACTTTGATTAGTCTTGCTCTAGGCTCGAAATTATTTATTAGACGAATAATGGCATCTTCAATAAGTGCCGCTGTCATAACATCTACGTTATCGAACAGCAATCTTGTTACATCCGAACCTATGCTGGATTTAAATGGTCTCTCGTAAAAGTTGGTAAAGATAAGATTGCGGATGGATCTTTTGACCGCATCCGTTCCCTTCTTTTTGTTAATATCACCAGTGATTGGATTGATTTGAAAATCCAAATCAAGATCAGAATAGTCTGGCTGTCTGCTGATGTTAATCTGTGCCATTTTAGTCCTTTAGCATTTATATTATTTATGCCCAGTTATCCGCTTCGCTTCTGCCTGCTGGTCTATCTGGTGCATGAACACCACGAGATGTACCAGTTTTTTCTTCTGGATCAGTGAATGAACCAAAGTCAAATGGTATCTGTAGACTAATAGCGGACATAGCCTGTGAAATGCCACCATTAAGATTGAGTGCCGTAGGTCCATCAACGTTAGTAATACTATCACCTTTGACATTAACAGTGGCACCAGTAACGTGTGAGGTTGTGGCACCGTGGAGACTTGCTCTACCACCAGAACGAAGGTCAAGATCGGTGCCTGTGGTGACCTCGGCGCTTTGTGTAGCGGTTACACTATAATTAAGTCCACGAGTTTTAACACCGCCTGCCGTTGCTGACATTTCAATATTACCTGCGGCAGCCTCGTGACCAATATCACCTTGAGTAGCGGTCACTTTATAGTTGCCGCTTTCTGTGGTGTGGTTCATATCTTCTTTTGATTTGAACTCCATCTTACCTTGTTTGGTTCTCATACGAATATTACCGTCAGAACCATCGGCAGTCACATTGACCGAGCCGTCTTTGGTAGATGAATAGAAACCACCCTTTTCGATGTTACTGGTAATATCACCTTCATTAACAGCCATATTAATACCAGCCGCACCACCAATATGAACCTGATCGGACTGTGAAGCAAATGTGGATGAACCTTTAGAGACATAAGCAATAGCACCACGGGCGATCTTGGCGG